AAATAAAAGCTAATAATGAGAGGATTATAGAAATAATTAGATACAAGCCTAGAAAGACTGACAGTAAGGAACTTAGAGGAATATTAGAAATGGTATCAGGAGCAAATATTGTAAATATTAACAATCTCTTAAAGGAGTTAAAATGAAAGAACTAAACAGTAGAGATATCACTAAACTATTCAGCTTACATCAAGACTTAGAAGTAAAAGAAGATGAGCAGAAAAGAGAACAGGTAGATGAAATATTAGAAGATAGCCCTTTTAGATATAATTTAGATAATGTATTAGAGGAGAAGAATGAAAAAAGATAAAAAATGTTCTACTTGTGTTGGTTTTGGTTTATGGGGAATAGGTAATCCAAGTCCTATGGGAGCAATGGATAGTACTGAAATGCCTTCAATTAAATGTCCTGAATGTGGTGCTGTTGGTAAAATTGAAATGAAACAAGAACAGGGTTCCACTACTAATGATGTAATACTAAAAACAAAAGATACTAATTGGGTTAAGGATTTTAACTTAGCAGCTGATGTTAGTGGAATGAGTCCGTTAGATAGAGCAGTCTGTATTGGCTTTATTAAAAAACATATTATGGCGAATATTCCACAATTAAAATGAATAACGTAACACCAGACTATGAATTATTACCAGTTTATAGTATAGACAATGAGTGGTAAAAAACAAAAACTATTAAGAAGATATCTAAAGAAACGTAATGCTATTGATAAGAAAGACTTTAATGGTAAGAGAGTAGTATCTATATCAAAAGAGATAAAGAACTCTTACAACTCTGCTAACAAGAACGACAAGACTCTACTAACAGGATTCTTCAATCATGCTATAAAAGAGTAATAGACTCGTATGATATAATCAGAGGGTGGAAGATAACCTTAGCAATATTCAACGCCAAGTGCTAATTATAGTAGATAAATGGGTAAGGGAAGAAAAGACTCCCGTCTCCCGACCTTACATAATTAACAAAATGGTAGACAATAAGATTAAGGACTTCACAACCATATATACTCTTAACGCTTTAATTAAAAAAGGATATATAAGAAGAAGCTGTGTATCTTCAAACAAAACACAATACGTTCAATTAAGGACAATAAGATATGATAAGTAAACAAAAATTCCTAAAGATAACCAAAGTATTAATAAAGATACTTCGCTTAGAGAAGGGAACTAGAGTAAACAAATTCTCTTTATTTAGAGCTAAGATATTTACATTAATAGTTAATAGGTTGTTAAAGAAGAAACCAATAAAGAAGAATGACAAGTAATGATCTAACACTAAAGCAAAGAAAGTGGTTAAAACTATATTTAGAGAATGGAAATGCAACTGAATCTGCTATGCAAGTATATGATTGTCAAGACAGAGATAGTGCTGGACAGATAGGTTATGAAAACTTGAGAAAACTTGATTATGAGGATTTTTTAGAAGAAGCTGGTATAACTGACAAACTTTTACAGAATAAAATAATGGAAGGATTAGATGCGAATAGAACTGTAAGTGCTAGGATAACCATTAAGAACCAAGACAAAGGTGCTAATACCCAGACAGATGACTTTATTGATGTTCCTGACTTTATAGCTAGACACAAATATTTAGAAACTGCATTGAAACTAAAGAGAAGATTAATTGATAGAAAAGATATTACTACTGATGGTAAACCAATTCCAATATTAGGTGGTATAACCAAAGAAGATGAGTAAGGAATCTGATAGAATCAGAAATCAATTACCTAAACGAAAGGCTTATAGAAAAGCATATAAACAAACTGAATCTGGAAAGAAAGCAAATAAGAAATATAGAAGTAAGCCAGAAGTTAGATTGAAATATGAAAACTATAGACTCAAACAAAGATATGGTATTACTATAGAAGAAAGAGATTTACTCTATAAGAAACAAAAAGGTAAGTGTGCTATTTGTGGTGAAGAATATAAAACATTACACGTAGACCATTGTCATAAAACAAATGTAGTAAGAGGACTACTATGTGGTAAATGTAATAGAGGATTAGGTTTATTCAAAGATGATGTCAAGTTATTAAACAAAGCTATAAATTATCTTAAAAATGGAAAACTTCATAAAAACAACAGCTCTAACTAAAATATGTTCATTAGATAAGAGAATTAGATTTATAAATGGTGGCACTTCTAGTTCTAAAACAATATCTATATTAATGTATTTGATAGATTATTGTCAATCACATGATGGTAAGATTGCAAGTGTAGTGTCTGAAACAATGCCTCACTTAAGGAAAGGAGCAATGAGAGACTTTATAAACATAATGAGGTCTCAAAATTACTTTAAAGATGCTAGGTGGAACAAAACAGATTCAACATATACTTTTGAAACTCTTACTAAGTTAGAGTTCTTTAGTGCAGATCAACCAGGTAAAGTTAGAGGTCCTCGAAGAGATGTATTATTTATGAATGAGGCTAATAACATTCAATATGAAATCTTTACTCAATTAGAGATAAGAACAAAAGAATTAATTATATTAGATAGTAACCCAACTAATGAATATTGGGCATACACAGAACTAAAAGATAAACGTGATGATGTAGACTTTTTAACATTGACATATAAGGACAATGAAGGTCTTGATAGTCGTATAGTTGATTCAATAGAGAAACGTAAGGGTAATAGGAATTGGTGGCTAGTATATGGTCTTGGTCAACTTGGAGAAGTAGAAGGTAAGATATATAAAGATTGGTTAATAGTTGATAAAGTTCCACATGAAGCTAGACTAATAAGATATGGAATGGACTTTGGTTATTCTAATGATCCAGCCGCTATAATTGGTGTCTATAAATATAATGAAGGTTTTATTCTTGATGAGATCTGTTACCAGAAAGGACTAAGCAATAAACAACTCTCTGATATATTCCTTAACCAAGACAAAGCATTGATAATAGCTGATAGTGCCGAGCCAAAGAGTATTGATGAAATAAAGAGTTATGGAATGATGATAGTTCCAAGCAATAAAGGTAAAGATAGTGTCAATCATGGTATTCAATATGTGCAAAACCAAAGGATAAGTATGACTAAACGTAGTTTAAACGTAATACGTGAGTACAGAAACTATATGTGGAAAACTGATAAAGAAGGTAAGATGATGGATGTTCCTGATGGTTTATATGATCATACAATGGATGCTATTCGTTATGCTATTGCTAATGATATTAATAAAGTTGGCTGGACTCCAAGAGATCCAGGCGGTGTTAAACCTTACTTCGATACTCTCCCAGCTTAGACTTGCGATAAGATAGTTTTGTCTACTAAATTAAGATATGGCAGAAATAACAGTAATTGACCCAGAGTTACAAGTTCTCTTAGGTAATAAACAAGACGGATATAACTATAGGGAAAGAAGACAACAAGATTGGAAAGAAAACTATACATTATACCGAGATAGAGTAACAATCAATCGTCTTACCCAAAGGCAATCAGTCAATATGCCTTTAATGAAACAGACCATCAAAACCTTATTGAAAGACGTTGATGATATGCCTGTTCTATTCTTTGAGGAACTAGATAACAACGAAGAAAAACAAACATTTCAAAACGAATACTGGAAGTGGACAGCTGACATGAACAACATGGAGATCCAAGACATTGTAGATAAGAAACAAGTCTTTATGTTTGGTCGTTCTTTCGATCAATGGCAGATAGTAGATGGCATGATAAAAATGACTATTATTGATCCACAAGATATTCTAGTCTCTCGATACTGTGATCCTACTGAATTGAATAGTACACGCTTCTTAATCCAAACTGGTATATATGTACCTCTAAAAGAATTAGAAAAGAGTAAAGTCTATGACCAAGAGGCTATCAAAAAACTTAGAGCTTTCTATGCTACTGATGAAGGACTAATTAAAGTCGCTTCTAACAATGAGATGGCTGTAGAGAAGAATAAGAAAATGGCTGATATGGGCTTACAAGATGTAGATAGTCCTGAACTTGGTGAAACATGGGTAGAACTAACACAACACTTCGTATATGATAATAAAGAAGGCGAAGAAGAAGAACGATATCTAAAGACTGAAGCTGATGACCAACAGATCATATTGAACAAACCTTTAGATGAAGTAATTGGTAAGACTAAGGATGACTACTGGAAAACACATTTACCTTATAACTCATGGGCTGATGACCTAGAAAGACAAGACTTCTGGTCTGATAGTGTCGCTGATATAGTCCGTACTCCTAACAAAGTTCTTAATAGTTGGATGTCTCAATTAGTAGAGAATAGAACAATGAGAAACTTTGGTATGAACTACTATGACTCATCTGATCCTAACTTTAATCCTAGTACATTCCAACCAGTTCCTTGGGGTTGGTATCCTCTCCCTGGTAAACCTTCTGAAGTAATGCAAAAAGTAGATATCCCTGATCTTTCAGAGAGTCTTGATGAAATGCAATATATGGTAGGTATTATCGAGAAAGCTACTGGTGCAACTGCTACACAACAAGGTACTCAAACTGAAAGACAAGTAACCCTTGGAGAAGTAGAACTTGCTCTAGGTGAAGCTAAAGAACGTGTTAAAGGCATGTCTAAATTCTATACCCCAGCATGGAAGCGTAGAGGTGAGATATTCCTTAAACTTATAGAAGCTGGTGCAGATCAATTAGATGGTGTAGAGATAAATAAGAAAGGTAAAAATACTAATGATAACTTTCCTAAGTTCATAGAACCTAGAGATTGGATGTCTAAAGCTGGATATCAAACTAAGGTATGGAGTCAAGACGAGAAAGAAGCTAATGATACTCAAATGTTAACTAAACTTTCAGCAACACTACAACTTATGCCTGATAATACAAAGCTAAGAGAAATCAATCAACGTAAAGCATTAGAGTTTGCTGGTCTTACTCCTGATGAAATCAATAATGTAATGGAACAAGAACAAAAGAAATTAGATCAAGCTGCTTTAGCTAATGATATACAAGGATTGAATCAACAACAGGCTTTAAACCCTCAACAACCTCAAGCTCAGATAGCTCCACCTAAGCCTAAGCCTCAACCTCAACCTCAACCTGTTAAGAAAATGATATAATACCCTATGAATACAATAGATAGACTATTAGAGAAAACAGGACTTAAATACGAAGACTTAACTAATGATGAGAGAGATACACTTCAAACTCAATTAACTTCTCTTGAACAAAATAAACTAACATTAGATACAGTAAGAACTCATATAACCTTTATGAAAGGGGCTGTAGAGAAAGAACTATGTAAAGTAGGTCATAACAACAAACAAGATATATTCCTTAAAGCAAGACTTCGTAACTACATGCTATTAGAAGACTTTATGACTTCCCCTGAAAAAGCTAAACAAGCTATAGAAAGAAGCCTCTCTGGTCTAGGTAAGAAAATTGACATAAGATAGAAAAAGTGCTTATCATTGGTTATTATTGATTTACTAACCCTCATAGAAGGACTGTATTATGGATCACGTCAAACCAACCCAAGAAGAATTAGACCAAGGTGCTGAAAAAGCACTACAAGAAGCTGAAGCGATTAAATTAGCCGAAGAAACTAAAGAAAAAGAAAAGGCTGAAGAAGTTAAAGAAAAAGTTAAAGAGATTGAAACTCCCGAAGAAGAAGTTGAGGAAGTTGAAGATGTCGAGGAAGAAGAACCCGAAGTAGAAACTGAAGTAGAACCCGAAGAAACACCAAAGGAAGAAGAAATAGAACCCGAACCATCTGAAGAAGAAGAAACTCAGAGAGAGAAAGAACTAAAAGAAAGACAAAAGAAATCTACTCAAGAAGCTCAAGTATTACATGCTAGAGATAAGAAACTATTTGAGACCTTAGAGTCTATTGATGAAGTTCCTGAACCAACAGAAGAAGAACTTACAAAAGAATTTCCTGACTTTGAAATAATGACTGAATTTGAAAAGAGACAAGCTAGAAATGATATTGTTTATGGTAAGAAATTTGCTGCTCTTGATAAGATGCGTAAAGACTTTAAAGATGTAGATGTATGGCAAGGTAAGATAGATACTTTCATTCAAGATCCTAAGAACTTAACTAAGTTTCCTAAGATAGATGGTAGGACTGATGAGTTTAAGATCTTTGCTAGTAAACCAAGTCGTAGAGGTGTTGACTTTGAAGACTTAATCCCAGCTTTCTTATATGCAAACGAAACAGCTAGACCTAAACATAAAGGTAAGATGTTTGAAACTGGTCAAGGTGATAGTAAACCTACTAAACCTAAATCTAATAAACTAAGTATAGAAGATGCTAGAGAGCTTAGAAAGACTGACTATAATAAATTCAAGAAGCTATTAATAGCTGGAAAGATTGAATCAGAGTTCTAGTCTTGACTTAAAATAGCCTCATTTCATATCATAGAGTATAAATCCTAACCCTTCACAGGACTGGTTACAAAGTTATAATTAGTCTAAAGGAGTTAAATTATGTCCGCATACGGAACAAAATTAGCTGAGGGTTTCTCACAAAAATTGATGAAAGAGGTCTATGACAAGAATCTTGTTGATTCTATCGTAAATCGTGATTATCAAGGTGAAATAAACGCAGTTGGTTCTAAGCTAAACATTTTAAATTTCGATAGGATTTCAGAACAAACTTATACCAAAGGTGGATTAGTTGTTGAAGATTTAACTGAGAACAATTCTCAATTAATTATCGATCAATACAAATCTTTCTACTGGAGAGAATATACCATTGATAAGTGGCTTTCTTACATCAAAGAACCTAAGTCTACTGTCATAGCTCAAAAAGCTGATGAGAGAAGCAAAAACATGGATGAATTCGTGTTAGGTCTTTATGGAGATGTCGCTGCTGGTAACAGAGTTGGAACAGATTATGACACAGGAACAGTTACAGTTGATGTAACTACTGGTGCTGTAACTGGAGATGGAACTACTTTCACATCCGCAATGGTTGGTCGTGGTTTTAAAGCTGAAGGTCATAGTTCATGGTATAGGATCAAATCCTTTGCTAGTACTACTTCTATCGTAATCGAAGACGACAAAGACGACGTTGATTCTGCCTACACAGGTGGAGCTATTACTGTTGGAGCAACTCTAGAAATAGAAGCTGTTTCTGCATTAGAAATCACAACTGCTAACCTTCTCACTCAAGTGTCCGCACTTAAAGAGAAGTTAGATATTGCTGAAAGATCTAGTAAATCTTCAGTACCAGATAGTGAACGTTTCTTAATCGTACCTCCTGAATTCGAGACTATCTTAGTTCAAGCCTCTGGTGTTGCTTTGCACGTTCCAGAAGTTTACCAAGAATTAGTCAAAAAAGGTTTCATTACCATGCTACAAGGCTTCAAAGTCTATAAGTCTAATCGACTTAGTGGTGATAATACTGATGGATTCAGAGTGATAGCTGGACACCCAAACTGGTGTACTTTCGCTGAAAAACTTTTACAAGCTAACATGCAAGAAGATCTTGACGGAGATTTCGGTACTGCATACAAAGATTTATTTGTATATGGTGCAAAAATCACTGACAGTCGAAGGCATTTCGCTACTGAAGGTTTCTTCACTTTCGCGTAAAAATTGAGGTCTGATATAGCCACATTACTCAGTATATCAATAGGTTGGGAGAGGAGACTCCCCAACCACATTAAAATTATTATTTGACAATAAATAGAATTAAAAACTAATATATAAATATGGCAAAGTTTGAATTAAAATCAGATCTACCAAAATTAACACAGGTCGAAATAGATCGTATAGAGGCTATTACAGAGGTTTATAGAACTACTCAAGAAGTAGCTTACTTATCTGCTCGTACTCCTTACCGATACAATAGAATACTTAGATATAATGATTCTCTTACTCCTTCCCCTAAAAGCTCAACTGATACTATTTTAGAAGCCGAAGGTCGTACTTTACCTACTGGCTACCCTAGTTTTAAAATTGGTGCTGTATTCTATAAACTTAACGATACTGGTATGGTTCAATATATAAATACTGGATCTGCTACTGTAACTGTATGGAGTCAAATAAATGGTGATGTTATTTCAAAGTCTCCTAGTGTTTCTGTAAGTGCTTCTATTAGTGCTTCACCTTCTGTTTCTCCAAGTGCATCTATTTCATTGAGTCCTAGTGTTAGTATTTCTGCAAGTCCAAGTTCTTCAGCTAGTCCTAGTGCTTCAGTAAGTCTATCACCTTCAGCTTCTCTATCATTGAGTCCTAGTGTTTCACAGTCTCTAAGTCCTTCAGTAAGTGAATCACTTTCTATATCATTCAGTCCTTCTGCTACAGCTAGTACATCAGCTTCTGATTCTGCTTCACCTTCTGTTTCTCCAAGTGCCTCAATTTCATTGAGTCCTTCTTCTAGTGCTTCACCTAGTGTTTCACAATCTCTAAGTCCTAGTGCTTCTGTAAGTCCTTCATCTTCCGTAAGCCCAAGTGCTTCTTCTAGTTTAAGTCCTTCTAGTTCTACTAGTCCTAGTCTTTCACCTTCAATATCACCTAGTATCTCTCCTAGTACTTCTACTTCCTTAAGTCCTTCACTTTCACCTAGTGCTACTGCTAGTACAAGTGCATCAGAAAGCCCTTCTAGTTCTGATAGTCCTTCACCAAGTGCTTCTCCTAGCTTCCCTGACGTCTAATAAGTATATTGACTGTATATAACTTCATCTGCTATAGTAAGTTATGTCTGATTTACTGTCAGTAATAATACCTAGTAGAAATGAGCCTTACCTTAGGCAAACAGTTGATGATCTCCTAAAAAATGCTACTCAAGAAATTGAAATCATTGTTATATTAGATGGTTACTTTCCTGACGACTTATCCCAAGATCCAAGAGTCTGCTATTTACACCGCCTAGAATCTAAAGGTATGCGTAATGGTATCAATAGTGGTGTTGCTCTAGCTCGTGGCAAGTATATAATGAAAATTGATGCCCATTGTTCATTTGCTAAGGGTTATGACGAAGAACTTAAAAAGAATTGTAAAGATAATTGGGTTGTAGTTCCAAGACGATATCCTTTAGATGTAGAGAAATGGGATAAAGAAGTAAGAACTGATAACAAATACCCAATAGATTATGAATACATTGATCCTAATGACTTACATGGTGTTGAATGGAGACAAAGACGTGATGATCGAATAGACATTATGATAGATGAAACCATGACAGCTCAAGGTAGTTGTTGGTTTACCACTAAGAAACACTTTGATAACTTTGGTGGCTTAGATGAAAAGAGTTATGGCTCATTCTTCTTAGAATTTCAAGAGATATCCTTTAAGACTTGGTTAAGTGGTGGTAAAGTAATGGTCAACAAAAATACACACTATTCTCATTGGCATAAGAGTAAAGGTCGAGGCTATTCACTTAAACCAGGAGAGAGAGATTTTGCTGTAGCTTTCATAAGTAAATGGCGAGAGAATAAGGCTTGGGATAAACAAACAATAGATTTTCAAGAAATGATTAATATGTTTAAACCAATACCAGGATGGGAATAAAGAAAGAAAAACCGATTGAAATTCTTAGAGCTATGAAAAAAAGAGTTCAACAAGGTAAAAAAGTTAAAATGGGTGAATGTTATGGATTTAGAGTTATAAAATCAAGCGAACTATGAGTAACCAAAACTTTGACATGACTGTAATCTATTACACGTCTAATTACTTAGAAGAACACAATCCTTACTTTGTTGCTAATACTAAGAAACAATTACTTAAAGCTATTGGAGACTATCCTCTTATAATCGTGTCTCAAAAAGATATGAAAGATGATGTTCTAATGGATAGACCTAACAGTAAAAACATAGTAATAGGAGATATAGGTAGACATCATTTAAATATATACAAACAAATACTAATAGGTTGTAAAGAAGCTAAGACAGAGCATGTTGCGTTAGCAGAAGATGATATCTTCTATTCATACGAGCATTTTCATACATACGCCCCACCTCATAACAAATTTGCTTTTGATATGAGTAAACTATCTCTATTCACTTGGACTAAACCCCCTATGTATTCATTTAGGAATAAACGTAGAGTAGTCAATCATTTGATTGCTAGAACAGATATGTTAGTTGAAGCTATGGAAGAAAGATTTGAACGTGTTAAAGAATTACAAGCCGAAGGAAAAGGGGATGATTTCATTCTCCCTAGATTTGGTGATCCTGGTCGATATGAAGCTCGTCTTGGTGTTACCCCTCGTACATCAGAGGAATTTTATACGACCTGTCCTGGTATAGTATTGACTCACCCTGATGCCTATGGGTATCTAAATCACGGGAAACGTAAAAGAATCGGAGACCTCCGAATAATTGAGTTGCAATACTGGGGCAGAGCTTCTTCAATGCTTGACCTATGGAGAAAAGACTGGGAAACATACGAGCATAAATAAAGACTTGACATAAGTATAGTGTCTGTATATATAATAGAGACTATGAAAAGAATTAACATCTATATATCAGAGAACGATCTAAAAGAACTTGAAAGAACTCCCGACACTACTGTATCAGAACAGATTAGATATGCTGTTAGAGAATACATAAAACAATTAAGAAAGTTTAAAGTTATAATTTCACCTTCAAAATATGGCAAAGAATAAAATGTGTTTTGGCGAAGCCTTAGATAAAACTATTGAAGGCAAAAAGATTACTAAATTAGAATGGAATGATGAGAGTGTCTATGGATACCTAAAAGATAGTATTCTAACCCTTCATAAAGATGGTCAAGACTATACATGGGGTATTAATGATGGAGATATAGCTGGAGAAGATTGGATAGTTATTGGTTATAAAGGGTAAAATGAGAGATATAAAGTTTAGAGTTTGGGATAAGAAAGAGAAGAAAATGCATTATCCAAAAGATGAGGATTATGGTAGTGATTATGTTGCTATGGATTTAGAAGGTCATCAAGTTGGTGCTGGTGATTCTCCTGCTAATTGGATGAATGTTGGAACAGATGTTGAACTTATGCAATATACAGGACTCAAAGATTCTAACGGTGTTGAAATATATGAAGGGGATATATTAGAACTTGACAAAGAAAATAATATTTATTCTCATACATATAGACTAAAGGTTAGTTATAAATTGAATGGTTTTAATTTTCAACCATCTTGTAAATGGGAAGTTATAGGTAAT